ATAATTAAACCACTCCGGTACTGCTCGTTTAGTCCACGTCATTTTAAAACGTGATTGTTTTGTTTCATAAAATTTACGGTATGACGTAACTGGACATTCTGAGATACATTCTGGGCTAGCACTCATTGCTAGTTTAAATGGGGTCTTATACCCTGCGTACTTCATATTGTTTGGTTTATTATAAAGTATTTCTCTTAACTTCGTATCTGTTGCGTGGACCTTATTATATCTATAGGTGTATTCATCACATAGAGCTACGAAGTGTTTGTAGTGCCAATCATAGTTTCTTGAGTTTTCGCGAGTCCATACTGTCGAAGGATGATTATAGTGACATGCTTTATAAAGTATATTCTCTCTGGCATCATCGAGTTTAAAGTATTGAAGCATCGAGCCTGACTTAGATGGTCTACGTTCCATAATACCATCAATCATACGATGGACTGTGGATAACATTTGAGCTGATTCTACAATCATTTTGACTACATGCTTATCACATTGCATCTGTGCTGCTATCACTGGGTCATTATCTAGAATAAATATGTTCATAATGTAATTCTTTATCATTTAATATAGGTATATTATAACACACTTTTAAGCAAATGTACACTGTTATTTTAAAAAAAGGAGACACCCATCGGATGCCTCCTTCAGTGTTACTCTTTGACCTCCTATAAATCTTACTGTTAAAATTAAATAACCAATAGATTAAAGATCACCTCCTTTAGTCTTGCGTTTCAGTTCCCTTATCTACCGCTTTCTTTTTCACTTTGGTAGATTTGGCCCGTGTAGCCACAATAGGCTTCACTAGGAGATTAGGGAATGCTTCTGAAACCAACTTAGATGTGATTCCTTTATATTTACCCATAAGACTTTTCTCCTTCATAGCAATTACCAGCTCCGCTTCGTCTGGATGTAATGATTCTAAAACATCAATAAACATCTTTTCTCTGCGGGCTGCTAGCATTTGTTCGCCAATCCCGCCTTTGTCAAAATATTTAAATCTCTTAGAAACTCTATGTAGATTACTAATTTCATACCCCTTGGGAGCATCATCTTTTCTATATGGTGGTATACCTGCAGGCAAGTTAAATACCACTGCTTCATCAAACAAACCTTTAAGGATATTCCTTAGCGGTCTGCAATCATTTTTTTGAAGGTGCTGTACCTTCTCGTTATTTGTTTTTAGCTTACAGTTAGCAGCCAATATTTCAGATATCATTTTCTCAGCCATTATAAAATTCCTCCACAGAACCAATCAGATTATTACATCTCTTTTTAATGAGATAGTTTAGTACTTTCATCTTCATCGGCACCTTTTGCTCATTGAAGTTATTTACTATATTATTATATATATCTTCTGGAATCTTACTTAAATCGATAAGCGTTGTATTTCTTTGGAAATTTCTTTTAATCTCTTCTGGCATAATAGAAGAATCGTCAATCCATGTATCTATTAGCTTTTGTCTAAGTGGTGATTGTTTAATACCATCAACGAAACATGTATCTGCTGACAGCACATTTGGTATACCATCACTAGAATCACCTCTACATACATGTTCAAATAGGTATTTTCTAGGATGTTTCTCTGTGATATTTTTCTTTGTCATAGGAGAGAACTGTTTAACATGAGCGAATTTATGTAATTGAATAAAGTCTTTATCAGAAGATATAATCATAACCGGTTCATGGTTACCAAACTCTTCAGTATTAAATGTTAATGCACCAATGATATCATCAGCTTCACAACCTTCCATGTGTATAACTTTGTACGGTAGGTTATCCCTGATCTCGTCTCTAACTAAATTAAGTACTCTAAATATTTCTGTCCAATCAAGTGGAGAATCACCTCTACTCTTTTTACGATGAGCTTTGTATTGCGGAAAGTATTCCTTACGCCATGTATTCATACCATCAGCGCATATAACCATTTGTCCGTATTCTTTTCTATATCTTTTGTTATACATACGTATACTGTTTAGTATCATATGCCTTATCATATCTTCATCTTGCATCTTTTGTACAATTATATTAGATAGTGCTATCTGACTGTAATCAAGTAATATCATCAGTAAATTTCTCCAGTTCCATAATCCTATCTTTTAATAAATCCATCTCTTCATGAAGTACATGTTCTAAACCTGCATCTCTCAGTAAAGCTGAAACCATTAAATTAAGTATGACAAACATGTCACCTTTTAATTCAGGATTTGTTTTATAATCAAAGTCAACTCCAAATTCTTCTAGAGCGTCCTCCACCACATCTACGGCCAACCTTCCTAATTCTACAGATTGCTCAAACAGATCTGCATCATCGCCTTGTCCGAATTGTCCATCAAACTCGTCGGATAACTGAGCTGCTCGCTTTTCTATGAATGTATTTATTATTGTTGCCATATATTACTATATTATACCATAGTTTAGCGCAAAAGTACACTACTTTATTAAAGTTTTTACGCTTGGTGCACCGATTTTGCAGTTAATAATGCCGTTGTAATATTCATCTGTTAGTAGAACTTCACGTTCAAATTGTTCTTTTGTTTCAAGATATGCGCATTCACCTTTAGACTTGCATAGATGTAATATCTGTCTGTGATAGATATCATCACCTGCTATCTCTCGTTCCTCGTTTAATACTCTATTGGAGCCAAAGTATTTCCTCCAATCTGATTCAACATAAGTAATCTTTCTTCTTTTACGAGTTTTAGTTTTAGGTAAAGTTTTTTTAGACCAGAAGAATTTTTTACCAACATATTTCTTAGCATTTGCTCTGTTAGTAATAAGATACACAAATCCGTATAGATCATCTGTTGTAAAATCTTCTGGAGGGTTATATGGTAATCCTTTATAAAGCCAAGTCATATATCTATTTATGCATCAAAATCTAGATCATCTGCGGACTCGACTGCAGTGCCACAACACGGGCAAAATATATTTTCTGGTCTATAGTCGTCAAATACTATATTTGTTCTTTCAAAACAAAATTCACAATTATGTTCATACCAATGAGTTGGTTCATTCGACATAAGTTATCCTTGTATTTTTTCGAATTCAGTCCAGCCGCCTATGGCTACACCATCTACTTTTATTTGTGGAAACGTTCTTGCACCAGGAAACCAATCAGTAATCTTCATTCTATCAAAGTCTTCGTTTAGTTTAAAAACTTTAAATGTTGCTTTATTAGCGTCAGTTAGTTTTTGCGCTTTTCTTATTGCCATGTCACAATACGGACATTGGTCTTTACTATAAATTTCTATATCCAATTTACTACTCCATTAATTACCCAAAACGCCAAGAGCATTAATCCAAATACACTTACTTGAATTATTGTTGCCCAAAAAATCTGGCGCATTGGATGTACTTCTGTTAATTTTTCTATCCATGATTCGCTTGGTGAAAGGTTCACTATTTGTAAAACTTTCTTCATACTTCTGCTAGTGGTTGTTTTCTAACTACAGATTCTATAATAGTACCATGCTCATTATATGTATATGTGAATTCTTTCCAGTGATCTCCATGTACTCTTACAACTCGATGCGTGTGTTCTATTTTAGGATTTGGCACAGAGTTTGTATGATATACAGGAAGTGCGGCTGATATTTCCATTATAGAGATAAGCCAGATAACGTATTTTGATCTACGTCTTGTTTAACACCACCTACTACATATGAACTAATTTCTGTTTCTTGCGGAGCAACTTGTACGTTACCGCCACCAATCCATTTTTCAGTCCATGGGAGTGGATTTAATTTTGATACTGTGTATGGACATGTTAGTCCAATAGCTCTCATTCGTTTACAACCAATCCATTCGATATAGTCACATAATAACTTTTCATTAAGACCAATCATTGAACCGTCTTTGAATAGGAACTTAGCCCACTGCTTTTCTTGTTCAATAACTTTTACGAATAACTTAGTTACTTGTGGTTCCATATCTTTTTGAATCTTAACAAAGTCTTTATCTTCTTTCACCATGTTTTTTAACATAGTAGTAGTTGCTGCTAAGTGAACGTTCTCGTCCCTTGCAATAAACTTAATGATTTTAGCATTGCCTTCCATCTTTTTAAGTTCAGCAAATGCCCAACTACAAGCAAATGATACATAGAACCTAATACCTTCTAAGGCATTGGCACTATTCATGCACATCCATAATGAACGCTTATGGTCCATCTTATTAGTAGGTCCATTATTGCATGTGATTAGATCATCATAGTATTGTGCTATATCGTTTCCACATTCTAATATCTCTTTTATATCGAGCATGCCGTCAAAAACGACGGAAGGATCAGGATAGATATTACGAATAATGTGTGTATAAGATCGACTATGGATAGTTTCACTGAACGACCATGTTTCGATCCAATTCTCAACCTCGGGTAGAGAAGCGATTGGTAAAAACGCAAGATTTGGTGCCCTCCCTTGGACGCTGTCTAATAGTATTTGTCTCTTTAAATTAGACGTAAAAATATGTCGTTCATGTTCAGTAAGTAAGTCAAAATCTTTTTTGTCTTTACTAACATCAACTTCTTCTGGTCTCCAAAAGAAACCTAATTGTTTATCTGTGATTTTATCGATTGCTGGATACTTAAGTATGTCAAATCTTTGTACATCAACTGCTTCATCTAAGAACATCATTTTATCTAGATGAGATTTTTTATTCTTCTTCAATATTGCCATTATCTATTTTACCTTGGTATCGAAACCGTTTATTATAACCTTTTTTAATGCTTTTCGTAACACCTGGCTTTGTTAAATAACAATACCATTTACGAGCCTTAGTTAAAGCATCCCATTCAGCTCCACCTTTCAGTGGTATTCTTTCTTTTTTACTCATTTAATTTCTCATTAAATTTTGCAGCTATCACAATCCTCTTCGTCTATAACGGATTGTTCTAACTCTGGTAGATCATCCTTGACATTTACATCAACGGATCCGTCGTAAGTATTAAAGTAGTACAATTGCTTTAATCCAAATTGATAAGCCATTACCAGATCTTTAATCATTAAAGACATTGGCACTTTATTATCTTCGAAGTGCTCAGGGTTATAAGATGTATTAACACTTATACCTTGATCTATATATTTCTGCAGAATAGCACAGATCTTAAGATAGCCTTCAGGAGATGTTTGGTCCCATAATAGGTCGTACTTATTCTTAAGATGATGATAGCCAGGAACTACCTGAGCCATCACTCCATCCTTACTCTGTTTATAACTAACTAATGCACGAGGTGGTTCAATACCATTCGTACTATTAGAAATTTGTGCAGACGTTTCCGCAGGCATTAATGCCATTAGCGTAGAATTTCTAATACCATGTTCTACTAGAGAATCTCTTAATGAATCCCATGGTAATGTAGATTTGCGCTTTGTTAAATTATCTACTGCACCTTTATATGTATCATTTGGAAGTTTTCCACCAGCATATTTTGTCTCATCTGAGAGCCAACATGCACCTTTTTCTGCAGCTAAATCAGCAGAAGCTTTAATTAAGTAGTAAGACCATGCCTCTGCATACTCATCGATAATATCATGAGCTTCTTCATTATACTTAAGTCCTCTTTTGGCGAGGAAATACGCTAGGTTAATAATACCTATGCCTAACGGTCTACGATTCATAGTAGAGTTTTTAGCAGCTTTAATTGGATATTCTTGATAGTCCAATAGGTTATCCAAGGCTCTTACTGCAAGTGTACAGTACTTCTCGAAATCTTTAGTATCATCTATCAGACCCCAATTGATTGCTGATAGAGTACACAGACTAATTTCACCATTCTCGTCATCATATGATTCTAATGGTTTAGTCGGTAGATCTATTTCACAACATAGATTACTCATACGAATAGGAGCTTTCTTAACATCGAATGCACCATGCTCATTTGCATGATCGACATTCATTATGTATATCCTACCAGTATCTTTTCTTTCTGTTAAAATCTTTTGAAATACTTCTAAAGCAGACATTGATTTCTTTCTAATAGAACGGACCTTTTCATACTTTTCGTATAAAGTCTTAAACTTATCTTGATCAGCAAAGAATGCTTCGTATAAACCAGGAACATCATGTGGATCAAAGAAGGTTATATCACCTCCACTAATCAAACGCTCATACATTAGTTTATTAAACTGGAATGCATAATCCATGTGACGAACTCTATTCTCTTCTGTACCTTTATTATTCTTAAGTACTACTAAGTCTTCGAATTCGTAATGCCATACTGGTAAATATACAGTGGCTGCACCACCTCTTACTCCACCTTGAGAACATGACTTTACAGCCGATTGAAAATATTTAAGGAATGGTATTAAGCCAGTATGAACTACTGAACCATCTCCTACTTTTGCACCAGCAGCTCGGATTGAACCAGCACCGATTCCAATACCTGCTTTCTTACTAATGTATTTTACTATAGAGGTGGAAGTAGCGTTAATAGAATCAAGACTGTCACCAGATTCGATAAGCACACAGCTTGAAAACTGACGGGTCGGCGTCCGTACACCAGCCATAATCGGCGTAGGTAACGATATGTAAAATTGAGATATTGCGTCATAATAGTTTTTAACCAATGTGGTCCTATTGATTGTTTCATTTGCAAACAACGTAGCGGCTACCATCATGTATAATACTTGTGGTGTTTCGAAACATTGTTTAGTTCTTCGATCTTGTACTAAATACTTTCCTCTGAATTGTTCCATACCTGCGTATGTGAACGTATCATCTCTATCGTATTTAATATAGTTACCTAGCTCTTCAAGCTCATCTCTTGTATAATGAGTCATAATAGCGCTATCGTATACACCACGATCTACGTTATTAATTACAACTTCAACTAATGGTGTAGGTGTAAAATCACCATAGACTTCTTTACGAAGCTTATAGGATATTAACCTCGAGGCCACAAACTGGTAATTAGGTGTATGTTCTGATATAAGTTCTGCTGCGCTCTTAATTAAAAGCTCGTGTATATCGTACGCAGGGATTTTATCGTATAATTGTATATTGGCTTTAATTTCAATTTCTGATTGAGAGACAGAAGTGATTCCATCTGTAGCCCATTCAAGGACTTTATGTACTTTTTCTAAATCAAAATCTTGTAGTGAGCCATCTCTTTTAGTGACATGTATCATTGATATTTGTATTCCATTCATAATATTAAGTTATATTATAACACAGTTATGTGCTATTGTAAAGGTTTATTTAGGCTTTCGTGCTAAATGTTTTGATACTGCTTTGAGATTAACTTCCCACAAGGTATTAACATCTTCTTCAATGCCGTCTATCCTATCTACCAATGGAGCATAATCATCAAATCCGTCTAAGCCACACTTGTGATGTGCCATAGATTCTAGTACATCTAGACGCTCAGCGACTAGAGGGAATTGGCTTCTAAACTTAGCATCTTTCTTTGCTACTTCTAAATCATATTTTTCAGCAAAATGCTGCATGAATTTATCTAGCTGCTTTTGAAACCATATACCAAAGTTAGTATCTTCGAACCACTTATAAAAGGATGAACCAATTACAGAACTTAATATAGACTTAAGTGAAAGTATAAGCAGAAAATACATTATTTTTCCTTTTTAAGTTTGTTTAAAGCTTTTACATAATTAGGCATACCATGATCTACAACGCCATCAAAGAATTTCCATCTTTTCCAAGATTGTAGAACACCAGCAAAG